TGATCTAATTGAGTTAACATTATGCAGTCTCCTTCATCGCACCACGACGTGATGGGTCCATGACATCAAACATAATTGCCTTGGCACAGTTGATATATTGACGTGCTTGATTAGCAGTTTCAGGACTAACCCAACCATCAGCATTAAACTCTGGGTCTAAAACCTGTTGGGCATCACTTAACATACCTGCGGCAAACATAAGTTCTTGACCTGGAAAAGCCTGTGTTTTTACCATACGGTTTAACTCTTCTTTTGTCATACCGTAGGCTTGAATTTCCCACTGTAAATCTGTTATTTTTGTTGTCATATATTGCTCCGTTTTCTTATTGTATGTAAACATTATACAGCCATTTTACCAAAAAGTCAACCAAAATTAGTGAAAAATAGCCCAAAAAAAATGCACTTTTAGAGTGCATTTTAGGGCTTATTAATCCAGTCTTTATCCCACATATCTGCGTGGGGATCGGGGGTAGTTTTATCCGCTTCTAACTGTCGTTCAAAATTCTTGCGGATCGCTTCAAAACGTTGATCACGTGGAATACGATAAACAGGTCTGGGTGGTCCCATTTGGACCACTTGAGGTTTTTGTGAGGATTCTTTAGCTTGGGCAGATGATATAATCCCATCTACTTGATGCATGCCAATCAGTGCGCCTAGATATTCAAACATAAAACTAGTATAGCATCAACTGGCCAGATTGTCAAGATATTGTTGTAGATTTGAACCATGAAGGGCCAGCATGATTGAATCCTGTTCACTGAATACATAGATACTATTATGATTGACAATATAATAAGGACTAGTAAAATGTTTTTCAAGCTGAATAAAAGCTCGAGTAACTAAAGGACTAGATAATTTAAAATGCCAATGTTTGATCTCTGGGTTTTTATTCAGCATGTTAAATGCTGGACGGGTTAGTCGTAAACTATTGGGGTTTACTGGATTGTGCCACCAGCTGGCCGGATTATCATAGCGTTGATAACGCAAGCCAAGTTTGGGATCTGATGTAAATGGATTTAATGCATGTTCTTGGAACTTGGTCTGCCATACATTTTGCAATGAGTCAGCAGTGCGTGCCATATTTTAAGCAAGTACTGGAGTTCCAGCACTTAGTAATACTACTGTAAATTTATCTGATTTGAACAAAGCGTTCAGCTTTTTAGCTAGATTATGTGCATGACCTGGATTACTAAATGACACTTTTTTATACTTAGGTCCGGGATAGGCTACTAGGATATTCTGTGTTTTTAAATTGATAGGTTGATTATCATAGAACACTGCCCAGATACCTTCACTGCTGAGGATCTGATCACTCTTATATGTTGTCTTGTTTACATGTTCTAATAATACATTGGGTTTTGGTCGACTCACTAGGCGATCCTCCTTACGTATTATTTATGCCATTAACTACATATATAATTAGAAATTACCACCATCAAATTCGACTGTCACCACAGCTTCTGTTTCTGCGGCTCGTTTAATTTCTGTCAGATCATTGATCTTTGTTAGTAGTTCAAAAATTTCACTATGAATGTTACGTGCTTCCAATGCTGAAAGATTAAGATCTTTAGCATTGGTTTGATTCATTACTTTAACACGATCGTTAAATTTCTTCAGATGCAGGCTTAATTGATGTTCCATGTAGAGCTCCGTTAGCGATACGTAAATGTTCTTGCATTTCTTCTGCTGACTCATATGGACCAGCATAAGCATAGCGATTTAGTGTGATTAGTTTAGGGCAGTATGATTTAACCCAACCGTTGTTAAACTTGACGATATAATAACCAGCACAGAAGAAACTTTTGCTTTTAGTACCTTTAGTAAAGATAGGCAGCTTGTGTTTGACATCCCATAGGACGTTATTAGCTTTATATTCACAAGGAAACCCATAGACATTGTTGCTTTCTGTGATGATTTTACGTGGTGGTGCTTTATCTACAACGATATTGTACTTGTCACTGAGCATTTTTAAACTGGCAAACTGCTCACGTTTATTTTCATGTTGATAAACCACTCCCTGTGGGTTTGTCATGATAGTGCCAACTTTATTGTTGTTATCATCTTCAACGACCCAACATTTATTTTTAACGATTGCTTTAGCTAAGAGTGACATAACTGATGATTCCTACGTAAGTTAAATAGTGCAGAGCTTGATCCGCGCCAAGCCAAACCCAGAACTGACGATCTGCTGGCGTAAGTCCCTTGTTCAATCGCTGTTTAAAATAATCTATATGATAGTGTAAGACAAAGTCTGCGAACGAAAGTGCAATAATTGTATTTGCGTTAGAGCAAAAGAACACTAGAATTAGGAAAGTAAAACTAGCATGGACTATAGCATGATGAACGCCACCCGTGGCACCATAGATACCTTTTTCTCTGAGCATGTAGTCATACTGCATTAAAAAGTCAGCGACGAAATGCTTGATGCCAAATAAGGCCAATAAGATAAAAACTGTTACGGTCATTTGTAATATACGCTACGTGACTTTGGAGTTTCCCACCAATCAATGTGGTCGACAGTTACGTTCAATGGTTTCATTTTAATGTCTACTAGTTCTGCCATCCAGCTTGATAAGTTTTCACTTGTTGGAACAAAGTCTACGATCATGAATCCTTCATAGTATTCATACTCTGGTGTGTTAGGATCTAGACCTGTCAGGTCTAACTGCCACCCCGCTACATAGTCTGTGTTTGGAACTAATACTGGAACCAATTCACGATCACCAACGATTTGATTATATAACGGATCGCTCTTGTCTAATACAAACTGATGATCGATATATTCATTGATCCATTTCTTCAACCACTCCAAATGACGGAAGTCTGTGACCATACCAGTTGGATCTAATACCCCAGTTGGGCTACGTAGATAAACCTGTAGTTTGCCTTCATGTCCATGTAGATGACGACAAGCACACTTTAAGTCTGCCGCATATTCACCATTTAGTTTCTGTGTCCAAACTCTGTGTCCATAACAGAATTCAAATGTTTTATCAATTATATGTGCCATTTATTTCTTTTCCTCAACATAATGTTTATTCCAGTCATACTGTGTTTCCTGATATGTTTTGTTTTGATAATGGCTAGGGCCATCATAGTATTCTAATCCAAAATGTCTGCGTATGTTCTTTTGATCACCTTGGCTACCACAGATGTCAGCACAACGTTCACCAACTAGACGATAGAAATGTTCAAGAGCGTCTGTTACGGGTAATCCTGCCTGTTCTGCTAGTTTTTCTAATTCTTTAGTCATACTATATTATATTTAGGTTTTTGATAGAAGTCAAATGTTTTTTGCACTATCCAATATGCTTTCTAGTTTGGCCTGACGTTCTAACAGTTTGAAAAACAATGCCAGAGTATTAGCCGCATCAACATCCGCACGGTGCGCCTTACCTTTGAAATGCAGTTTGAAATAGCCCATAGCTGAACTCAATCCACCACTTGGTGCTTTACCACGTGTAAGCATCAAGTATGTATACCAGGTCTTAACATCGATCCAACGACGGCCAAAATGCGGAAAATCTGCATGGTTTTTGCAGAATTCTGCCAATAATTCCACACTATCACCACCACCCCAAGTCACTGGGTTGACGAAGACCTTATGTTCCTTTATCAGCTCACCAAGCTCACGGGCAACATGTTCATGACTATAAGCATTGGCACGGATATCACTGTCAGTTATGCCTGTCAGATCATTGATGAATTCACTGATAGGTTCTTTAGGATCTATGTACCATTTACGGACAACATAGTCTTCAAAGCGTGTGTTCTTATCACCTATAGCCACACCAATCTGTATGATACGACCACTGGGTTGATTAAGTTCTAGATCTAATGCTAGGAACTTGCCATCTGCTATCATGCATGTTCTTTCTGCGGGTAACTAGCAGTTAGCCATTCGGCCATGCTCGTAGCGTTCTCACTTAATTTAACTAGGTCATATTTGCCACAGAACTTTAAGAATTGAGCACCTATCATGGGCATATTCTTGGGGGCCTGTGCGGCCGCAATAGTCTCTGCCATCTTAATCTTTATATCATCTGGTTGTGCTGTTAGATCAACTAGAATACGATTACGTTCATAGTCATCTAATACACGATGTTCGAGGCCATTATGATCAACCCAACGCTGTAACATCATGTTGTTCCAATTATACCCTTTCTTATCTTTATCACTGTAGGCTTCTTCTAAGCCAACTTTGTTTTTACTGCCTTTAGTGCGCACGCCTGGAAATGCTGAAAATACATTGTCTGTGGGATCACCACGCATACACTTTTCAAAAAGTATAAACTGTGGGTTAGGAATCTTCTTAGGCTCTTTAGTCTTTTTATCTATGACCGGTTTACCTTTCTTGTCAAAGATACCTTTTAAAGTATGAAGCTCATCGCTGATACCATTGTATTGATTAACATTGTCTGCTAGGAGTTGATAGAAGTCTGTGTCACTAGATATAATAGTGTGATGATCATCTGGGTGACTTTGTATCCAACCGGCTATCAAATCATCAGCTTCTAATTCATTATGTTGTAGCACACTACAGTTAGTCTTTTCTGCGACAAATGTTTTTAAATTATCAAATGTTTCCCAGAATAATTTATCTTCTTCTGCTTCGCTTTCAGTAAGGGCCGCACGGGCTACACTACGGTTTTTCTTATAAGGTTCATAGAAGTCTTTGCGCCAACTACGACCTTCTAAACAGAAGATCACATGATCAGCTTTTTGATCACGCCAACTTTTATTGATTGATGCCAGGGTTACGTGGATAGCAAAACCCAGCTTGTCCCAAGTATCACTTTGGCGATGTGCTGAATGTCTTGCTCTGAAGAATGTGTTTGCTGTGTCTACAAGTAAGTATCTCATGTAGTCATTATACTTTCTATTTTGATTTTTGTCAACTAACTTCTGTTCTACCGTTACCTAAATCTTTACGGTTACTAGCACGGATTTCTGGATCAGCCTGTTCTTGCTCAAAATTTTCTTGTATAACATTACGGCATACGGCTTTGAACCAATTATCTACTATGTCTTGATCTGTTTTACCTTGATATCCAGAACGGATTAAATTGGATAAAAATTTATCATTCCAATCTAACTCAAATGCACCATTACCTGGATTATCTTTATCGATATCCATACTTAATACTTCTACCCAGGGTTCATCACGTTCTGTAGCAAGTTCTTTAGGTGTCTTTTTGACTTTTTGTTCTTTGATAACCGCGGGTTCTGGTTTAGTACCAAACAAACTATTGATTAATTTCTTTATCATATTAGTCCTTGAATAAATCTAACTCTTCCCATGGTAAATTATCTTTACCAAAGTGTCCGTAGTTAGTTGTACTACTATAAATAGGGCGGAATAGGTCAAATCTGTTAATAATGCCTTTAGGTGTTAGGTCTACATTAGTAGTTATCCATGAGGTAAGCTCACTATTATTTCCGTCACTGTCAACATAAACACTCATAGGTTGCTCTACCCCGATAGCATAAGCAAGTTGAACAATAGCATGTGTTGCCCGGCCGCTGGCTACGATATTCTTAGCTAGGTATCTAGCCATATAAGCTGCACTACGATCTACCTTAGTAGGATCCTTGCCGCTAAACGCACCACCACCATGTGGGCAACTACCACCATAGGTGTCAACAATAATCTTACGTCCTGTTAATCCGGTATCACCATCTGGACCGCCAATAACAAAACGACCAGTTGGGTTAATTAAAAATTCTGTTTCATCAGTAATAAGTTCTGCTGGCAATACCGTTAAGATAATTGCTTTTACCTGTTCTCTGACCGTGTCAATATCCGTGTCTGCTGAATGTTGTGTTGAACATACGATCTTAGCGATATGATTAATAGTATAATCATCATTGAATTCGATTGTGACCTGTGATTTAGCATCAGGTCCTAACCAAGTCGCTCCGCTCTTACGGACAGCAGTTAATCGTTCTACAATCTTGTGACTCCAGTAAATAGTTGGCGGCATATAGTTAGGTGTTTTATTAGTGGCATAGCCAAACATAAGTCCTTGATCACCAGCACCAAATGTGTCAGTGCCTAGAGCGATGTCAGCACTTTGGCCATGCATGAGATTTTTAATATCTACAGTAGCCCAATGAAATCCATCTTGCTCATAGCCAATGTCACGGATAACACGACGCACAGCGTTCTCAACTTCCTGATGATTGTAAATACCTTTATATTCGCCAGCGATAATCACACGATTAGTAGTTACTAGGGTTTCACATGCACAACGATAAGCAGTATTGCCTTCACGCATCATTAAATCTAATACCGCATCACTGATAGCGTCTGCTACTTTATCTGGATGTCCTTCACTAACACTTTCACTTGTAAATAGATAGCTCATATTTTCCTTTTATTTGCCCCAACTGTTACCCCAAAGATCAACGTGTAATCTTGGGCTGTAATAATAACCACGACGCATGGCTTCATCAGCTACGTTAAATTTATTACCATCATAGACTTTAACCACACCGCCTACTGGCATAATGTATATAACACCTTTGAACTTGGCCTTACGGTATTCTGATACTGCACGATCTACTTCATCAAAGTCATTTGGACCTTCGACCACAAATTTAAGATAAGTTGTACCAACACGTTCGTAACTCTTAACGATCTCAGGCTTGACTGCATCGGCCCAAGCTTCACCACTTGCTGATAATTTAGCACTAACTGAGAATGTGATCTCACGGCTACCACGATTCCATAATTTTAGATACTTAGCAAAGTCTTCGTGTAGTTCTTGAGTGCCATTTGTTTCGAATGTTAAGTTCTTTAGATTATACATGTCCTTGTGACTTAATAAGTCTGGATAAGCACGTTGCCAACCTAGTAAAGGTTCGCCACCTGTGATAACCAAATGCGTATCATTACCATTGGGCATGATCCAGCTGTTGCTAGGTACTAGATCTAGCATACGTTTAACCACAGCATCAATTTCTAATAAGGGACTAAAGTTCTTAAATCTAGGATCCCAGCTGGCATAACTGTCACAGCCTGTGTTTACTAACGGTAAGTCTTCATATATACGATATTTTGTAGGATCAATGAATTCACGTTCTGTGCTCATCTGTGTACGATCACTCATACCAAAGCCACCACAGGTAAAGTTACAACCAAACGTTCTTAAGAACACACTAGGCACACCAATAAAGCGTCCTTCACCTTGTGCTGAATAAAATATTTCACTGACTTTAAGTTTACTCATCTAAATAATCCGTAAAGATAAATCACACATATAATTGCGTTCAATGACCATAATTCAGGTTTACGCCATAGTATACCTGTTATGATCCAAAGCACACCAGCTAATGACAATATAATAATGTTAAGCGGATACACATCAATACTAGTGAATACCACCCCAACTACGGTGATGATATTAGCTAGCCATCCTATTAGTTTACTATGTTTTGTAAAAAAATGCAAGACTATCTTTCCCAAGGGTAAACGATCCAAACATCTTCTTCGGCTTTGTTTATCTCTACAGCACTATAATTAACCTTACGGCTAAATTTACTGCTTAGGTTATCAAATAACACAGCAAAGCGGACATTGTTACCCCAGACGTCTGCCCAGGCTGGATCATTTGGTAAAGCACCACTTTGCCAATCTTGGATGATCCAATCTAATGTAGCACCAGTATCGTTGATGTCATCTAAGATTAAGATATTTTTACGTAGCACAGGGTCACTGGTTGGTTCACCTGCCGGACGAGGAACTGCGCTAGCATCTATATAGCCAAACGCATCTTCAGCCATCCAACCGTTGCTTTCTCCACCTGTACCATCACGTAGGGCTACTTTTAATGTTTCCATTGGGATATCTAGCATATGACTCATATATACAGCAGGAATAAGTCCTCCGCGGGTAAGTCCTACAATATAGTCTGGTCTCCAATTATCTTTATACATCTGATATGAGATTTTATTAACATATTCACGGATCTGTTGATCATCTACATATAACTTTTTCATCTCATTAACTCCAAGGTCATGATCTTAGCGATAGCATCTACAGCATGCTCATCATCTTCGTGTATGATGTGCATGTTAGTAGTCCATTCATTGCGTGTTTTATCCCAACGTCCTACTTCAAGTATGATACCACCTGTGGCATTGTAGATACGAAAGTTGGTTTCTGGGTTACGCTCAAAGAAGTTTGGTGCATCATTGCGACTCCTAACTGCTACAAGAGTGTCTCTTCGATCATCAACCTCACCCCAATCATCAAATCTCTCTACACCTAACCAACAGCAAATTTTACGTTTTAACCAACGCATGATTATCCTTTATAAGCACGTAAGCTAGAAATCTTATCACCATCAAATGTAATAACATCAACCACTAGTAATTTTGTATCGCCATTGACTAACACTTCAATCTCAGCAGTTACAGTATTACCATCTTCATATAATGCTAGTGGTGTAACAGTGATAGTATCAACAGCATCAAATATAGCTTTGTTTGCAGCTAACATATCAATCTTACCCACTGCTGATCTTTCCCAATCACGCAGGACAACATCATCAGTAAACATTACCGCAAGGCCATCTAAGTTCTTTAGTGAGAATGTTTCAAAGTATTGTGTTGCTGTTTCTTTTAATGTCATATTAAAACTCCTTGTTAAATGCAAAACCAAACTGTTGATTAGTCACACCTGCTTGATTAAGATAGTTGGTTTGATGTTCACCATAGGTAATCAAGTTTAAGTTTTTAGTTTTATACTTGTAATACACGCCCATGTCATACTGCATTGCAGTTGGACTAATGTTTACACGGCTACGATCATATGCTACGTCACCATTGGCAGTCCAACCAATTGGCACGCTGACATCAACAGTACCTTTACTTACTGTTACTGGTTGACTTATAGTAGCACCAAAACTATGTTTTTCTTTAGTATAATCTACTCCCATGTTCCAGCTGTATGATTGTGTAGCACCTACATTAGTAATCAATCCACTAGTCTGTAGGTTAGCCTGTGTAAACCCTACCCATGCGCTACCAAACAAACTCAAGTTTTTATTTAAGTTATATGCACCAGTAAAGTTCATAAACTGTGTATAACTACCACCAACTTCACCCATCATACCTGAGATCTGATTGCCCATCCAAGCATTACGTTCATTCAACACGCCAAAGCCCACACGGTAGTTTGTCTTGTCATTGAACTTAGTGGTATACCCTGACTCAACTAAACCTGTTTGGGTAAACTCATTCATTGACATCCTAACATCATACTGCCCTAGAGCAACTTTACCACCATTGGTGTAGTAGTTTAACTTGTTATAAGGATTGTAGTCTTCGTAAAAGTTTGCTTTACTTATAGGATTAAAAGTACCTGTAGCTCGTTTGGTATTGGCGGTTGATGCCATGTTAACATAATAATCACGACCAAACTCATCTGTTACCATCACTGAACTTAGTGCACCAACTGAAGCTAATCCGCCTGATGTGCTAGTTGAAAACCCACCACCAAGTGAGACTTTTCTACCTGTTGTAGGAATACCTACTACACCATATGGACGAGTTGCTTTTTCTAAATCTAATAGACCTGCACCCATTACATCTTTATCATAATTTACTAGATCTTTATTAGCGGTAGCTGTTAAAAGTTTAACGATATTGCTACCAGTCATCTGTGGCCATTGTTGATGGATAATAGCTACAGCACCCGAAACTACTGCGGCCGCTTCACTAGTACCTGTTGAAATATTATATACATCCGTACCAGTTTTACCAGCAGAGAATGCATTGCCTGGTGCTAGGATATAAAAGTCACTCATACGATATTTGTCATTACATGTACCAGCAACAATATTAAATCCCTGGCATAAGTGTCCAGCTTGATTACTGTAACTAGCAATACTATTGGTATTAATATCATATGCTCCAACAACTAGCATCTGTCCATTTAAATATAATGTTCCATCTGGACGAGTAGCATAAGCCATTGGGGCAGGGTTCTGTGGATATCTCAATCCACTATTACCAGCTGAGTTAACGATGACCATTTCACTTGAGCCCAATGCTGCCGCCCAGGCTTTAGGATCTTCATTGTTATAAAATCCAGTTGCACGCTTACCAGTGTAATAGTTTGTTTTATAAGCGGCACTGCTATTAGCCCAAGATCCATCGTTCAGTTGATAAAAAGTTTTTCTAGACGCATTATCATATACGCTGTTGGCACTGATATTAGCTACATCTGCACCAATGGTAACACCCCAGGCTATAGCTTGACGAGCTTGGCTAAAGCCATAAGAGGTATTATCAGTGACTTTAGCAATAGCCAGCATGGCATCTGGCGCTACACCAGCTACCCCAACACCATCCCAATTGGCTGCAGCGATACTGGCCATTCTAGTACCGTGACCGACGTTATCATTGATTCCAAATTTAGATCTAACAAAGTCCTTAGTATCAGTGATACTGTTTAAAAACTCACTGTGTTTGGCATTGATACCACTGTCAATGATCAAAATCTTAGACCCTAAACCAGTATAACCTCTGCTCCATGCTGAACTAGCGTTAACTACACGTAGATAGTCATCATTGGATTTGCCTGCACTGATTCCGTCTGCGGTATATTCTGCTGTGGCATACGGTGACAGGTTAATCCCTGGTCCAGTTGGTGTTGGCGCAGTGACTACGGGAGTAGTTGCTGGCGCGGGTGTGGTTACTGTTACCGTCGGTGTTGGCCCGTATACGATCAACATTTGTCTTGCCTGTTCAGCTAGTATTGCGGCCCTAGCCGCGTCTGCTCTGGCTGTTGCAGCCGCTTTAGCCTGCGCAACCTCTTCTGCTGGTGTCAAAGCAAATGCCTGATGACTGATCAACGATCCTGCTAGTGTTAATGCTAATAATATTTTTCTAAGTTTCATTTCTTTCCCCTTATCTTGGAGCAAATTCTTGTTGAAGTTTCACATTATCCATAAACTCTTTCTTAGTACCAGGATCAGTATTAAATGCTCCTTTGAGTACTGTGGTCTGAGTCAATGAACTATGTGCCATGATGCCTCTGTTCTCACAACATCCATGTGTTGCTTGGATGTAGACTGCTACGTTTTCACTGCCAGTGGCTTTCATGATTTCTCTGGCGATGTCGTTACATAATTCTTCTTGTAAAGTTCCACGACGAGCACACCATTGGGCGATACGAGTATACTTAGACAGACCAATGAGCTTTTGTGCGGCAATGATACCAATATATGCTACACCTGCAACTGGCTGGTGATGATGACTGCACATACTACGAAGTTCACTGCGCACAACCAACATACCTTCATATCTATCCTCGCTGTCATTTGGAAAAGCTGTTGCATCTGGTGCTGGATCATAGCGTCCTGCCATGATCTCATAGATGTACATTTTTGCTAGTCTATGTGCTGTGCCCTTTGAATTTGGGTCATTCTCGCGATCAATGATCAAACTATCTAACACACCTTCAAATTTGGTAGTTAGTTCGTTGATCAATTCATCTTTTTCACTGTCTAAGATGTGCGCTGAGATATTATCTCCAGCCCAAAATCTAGTATTACTTGCTTGAATACGTTCGCGGATGCGTTCGCTTATTACTTTATCGTTCATTCTTGTCTCCGATGTTAACCCAGTGGATTGGGATATGTTACTAGTATATAGGTTATTTAGGTCGTTGTCAAACTATTTGATAATAATAATTTCACGTAGGTTGGGATATTGTTTTGGTTTGGGTTCTTGATCGACGGTGGGTAATAGTTCTAATGCTTGAACTGCTTCTTCGATAGTTGGACGATAATGATATCCGATACGGAATGTCTTTTGATTTTCCCAAGGACTAATACTTAGATCGCGACCGTCGTAGCATTGGAGTTTGAGCACATCATATACTTCTACATCATCGGTGAGCACAGCACCACCACGCCCAATTGCCAGGGGTTTATCATAACCAAAACTCAAACATTGTAGCATGCCTGCGCGATACATACCTTGTTTTAATAGTCTAGCACTATCCCAAACTCGTGTACCGGTAAGCTGATATTCGCCCAACCATTCAATATCGGTATAATCAAACGCAATATCTAATTTATGTAAGGTCATTGGCACACTGAGATATGTATGGGCCGGAATGGAGCAACGCTTTACACGATCAACTCGTAAGCAAAGTTCGATAGCATGAGTACAGCAATCTGTCATGACTGCGTAAGGAGCACCTGTGAACTGAGCTAGTGCAGATTCAAACTCTGAGATCTTTTCAAATCCCATTACTTGATATTTTCTAAGAGTTTAGTTGCAGAAAAGAAATCTTTAGTTAACAATTCTGCATTGGCACGAACTAAAGATAGTGTGTGTTCATAATTTTCTATATGATAAACGATCATATCTATAACTTCAGATTTATGTGCCAAATAACTATCCCATGATTCTGTATACACACTTGGATATTTAAGGATACCTGTGTACATTTCACTATAACTTAGTCGATCTGGTACTAACGGCACAGCATCAACTAGTGCGCCCTCATAGCAACTGATACCTAGTGTTTCTTGTAGGTTAGCACTAAACACAATCTTAGCTTGACCTAATAAGGTATGATACTCATCTTTAGTTAGTTGTTGATCCTGACAAACAATCCATTCATATTGTGGTAATGCCTGTGCTAGATCACGGAATATCTCTACTTGTTTTTCTGGTGCTAGACGATGTGGAAATAATATTAGATCACGCTTGGGTAAGTTTTTATATGGTTCTAATGCCCCGGGCATATATTCCATTGGCCAGCCTGTGCGTAAAATCCTGCCTTCAAACATCCAACGAGGACACTTGAATAAATTAAAACAGAACATGTGTATATGGAAGTCTGTAGCAAAGTAATTGTAATCTATAGCATGAAAGAATGCTTTTTCACTATGACGGACCCAATCAGCATCACCAATCAAGCGCCCCAAGAAGTCTTGTGGGTCATAACTACCAGCGTGCCATAGTGCGTGTATCTTAATTTTTACATTAAGGAGTTCTGCCATATACTTAAGGTTAATAATACCAGGATGCCAAGCATCAGTGAACAGAAAGTGATCGCCATCAACAACCGTGCCGCTTGTAAACAATCTGGCAATTTCTTCCACTTGTCGGGCTTTATAAATGTTTGTGCCACCAAAGTTAAGAAAAGCGCCAGGAGTAGTAGCGTCAGGTATGTCGGTAGGTCCTTGGATAACTGTAACAGCATGTCCCGCCTCCTCTAATAAACTAGGTACATGAGTCTTCCATTGACCAGTGTACCTTGTTTCTACTGCTTCTAGATCAACTAGAAATACAGTCATTATTATCCTCGATTTTGTTTGTTGTAGACAATGCCATTACGGGCTTGCCATTGTTGACGTTTTTTACGACGCTCCTGCCATTCTTTATACTCTACTGAACGATAAAGATCGGCCTCGTCATACTTGATCATACGGAAACGACAGTAGTTACACCATGCGTCTAAGTCATTGAAAATTTGACGAACTTCTGGGGTCATACGTAGATATTTGTTTATCCAAGTTGGATTTGCCACGATAATTTCTCCTATACAGTGACAGATTGATAAGGACGAGTACAGTTGTACTCAACATAACACCCATTTTCGCCATCTTCGGATACTTCTATCCAAACATCACGATTGGGATACTTTGCAGAGATCTGTGTGTACAAATCATCTGCGATCATCTCACAACTTTTATAATCTAGTTGTAATACTGTATTTACATATAATGATTCCAACCAGCGTTTAAATTGTATAAACTCTAATTCACGATCATCATGGAATACATCAATAGCTACACGGAAGTGGAATATATGACGATGTGGACTAGCTAGAAATGCTACATCTGCTAGTTTAGGATCTGTGGCGGCTGCTGGAAAACAATGGATACCTTCACGCTGGAAAGTAACCCATATTTTCTTTTGGCTGGCTTTAATTACTCTATCTATCTTTTCACGTTCTTCTAATATCATTTTATAATCTCATCTTTACCGTATTGATCCCAATCAGTAAAGCTCTCTGTTGTTGTTAAATCACGTAAGCGATGACACCAAACACCTGGGTTTGAATGATCAAAGTCCAGATCGTCTAGCTTAATTGTAGCATTATATCCTAGCTGTGTCAAGTAGGGTAATTTTACCGAAAGTTGTGGGATAAATCTGCGATGACCAATA